GTAGAGCAAGAGGGTATTGCGATTACTTTTGAGCTTATCTTGAGGGGCTAATGGCACAAGTAAGAATCACTATTCCTCAAATTTCTGGCTACTGCGAAGCCAAGGTTCAAACTTTAGTCCGTGAAGCCTCTGTGGTTTTGCGGAACAAGTTAATTGAATACAGCCCAACAGGCGAAGTTAATGGGGGCACTTTTAAATCAAATTGGCAGCCGCCTGTTTACGCAGACAAAGGGCTGACAGCAAGAATCGTTAACAACACTCAGAATTATGGCGAAGCAATCACCTTTGGCAAAAACATGCCGCCATCTTGGGGCAAACCGCCAAAATTCAGATCACGTTTTGGCTTAATGGCTGGCTGGCCTGAAAAGCTTGCCGGGAAGAACACTAGAGATGCAATCCCTGGTATTTGGGCCAGCATCGTGAGGCGCGGATGACCAGCACTTACAACGACATCAGGCAAGCAATCGAAGCACGTATTGCAACTGAACTAGCGTCATCGCCTGCATATCAGGTGAGCTTTGAGAACGTGCCGTTCACGCCGCCCAATAACAGCACTTGGGTCAAGGCACAAATCCGTTTTGGTGCAAGCAATTACGCCACGTTGCTTGGCCCTACAACTGGCAGCAACCGCCAAGCAGGCATCTTAGTAATCAATGTTTTCAGCCCGATTGGTGTTGGTACTGGCGACAACTTAACGGTTGCCGAAAGGCTTAAAGATTTGTTTGATCGGAAAACTGTCAGTCAAATCATTTTCGAAGCTGCTGATGGCCCTACTTTTGTGGAAGCTGCAGCGCCTGCATCTTTTTTTCAAACAGAACTAGCCATAACATTCGACGCCTTCGTACAATGAAACGAAGCCAACTACCGCTAACCCGCCATGGCAACCACGTTATCCGGTACGTCCGGCGCCCTTTATTACAAGCCTGCTGGCACTGACAGCACGTTTAAAGCCGCAAACGTCACCAACGCCAACAACACGATTAACGTTGGAACCTTTTTAAATTTCAAGGCCAACGACAAGGTTTCTTTAGGGACCGGTACGGGTGGCACTTTGCCTGGAGGCACAGCCGCTGGCACCCCTGTTTTCATCAGAACTTATGTAGCAACAACCGGGCTCGCAACTTTTGCTGCGACTGCTGGGGGTTCTGAACTTGCCCTTTCTAGTGATGGCACTGATGGCACAACCCCATTCACGATCAAGTTTTCTGAATTTGAAGCGGTTGGAGCCATTAGGGAATGGAGCTTTGAAATCACTCGCGATGAAATCGATGTAACCACCATTGGTCAAACGCTTGGTCAGTTTGCTCCATTCAAGACTTACATCACAGGTTTTGCTGATGGTGAAGGCTCGGCCACTATTTACACCACAGACGATGACACCACGATTGCGTCACGCTTAGTTGATGACGTTATCCAGCGGGTTCAGACCGGCGTTCAGTTCAAGCTTTACACCGATCGGGTAGTTGCCTCTGGTGTTGTTGATGAAACCCTAAGCCGGAGCATTGAAATGGAAGCTGTGCTTACTTCAGCCAGTTTTACGGTCAACCCTGACGATGCACAATCGATCGAGGTTGCATTCCGCCCATCTGCTGTGCCTACGTTTGATTTCAGCAAGAGCTGATAATCGTTTTGATCGTAATACCCCCGGCTTGCGCTGGGGGTTTTTTTATGAGTATTATCTGCTTACTGTTTCAAGGCTTTTATGTCTACTGCTGGCGCTAGTCTTCGTGCTCTTGACCGCCTAAAAAAAGCTGCAAATCTTGTTCCTGTCAAAAGAATTGTGATCCTTAGCGATGGTGCTGAGTTTGAGTTTTGGTCTACGCCATTAACGATGGCAGAACGTGAACGCGCACAAAAGCAAGCTGGGTCAGATGATGCCACCCAATACGCATTGCAGCTATTAGTGAACAAAGCAACAGATGCAGACGGTCAGCGGATGTTTAAGGCTGGTGAGTTGGCCGAGCTTAAGAACGACGTTCGCGACGAAGACTTGCAAGGTTTGATGCTTGCTCTTGTAACAGGTGAAGGAAACGTTACTGAGGACGAAGCAAAAAACTAACCAAGCTCTTCAAAGATGACTTTCCGCTAAGGATTCAGATGCGTTTAGCCCGTGAACTGGGTTACACGTTGTCTGAACTTTCGCAAAAAATGTCACGCGAAGAGCTGCAGCTTTGGTGCTTGCTGTATGAAACGGAAGCATCTGAACAAGCTGAGATGCGCCGCAAAGCAAAGCGGAGGTAGACTGGTGCCACACGGTTAAGAGCTTGTGGCATGGGCGTTGTTGTTGTTGACCTAACAGCTAAAGACAATGTCAGCCCAGCGCTGAACAAAGTTGACGGCACCGCAAAGAAGCTAAATAAAACCATCACAGACTCTCGCGGCAAGCTGCGGAATGCCCAAGGGCAGTTTGTGGCTATGTCTAAAAGTGCTGGCACAGCAAGGCAAAGCGTCAAGTTGCTTGGCACTACATTTTCAACTTATTTAGGGCCTGTCGTCGCTATAGGCGCAGCGATCACAGGTGTTTCAAAAGCTCTCAGCATCATGGGGGACCGTGAGGCTGATGCGGCTGCTTTGGCAAATGGTTTGAAAGGTTTGACGACAAATGGTGCGGCAGCTTTAGATGAATTAAAAAACAAAGCCGATGAACTTGGGAAAGCCACTTTGTTCAACGAAGAGGACTTTACAAAATCATTCAAAATGCTCACAAGTTTTAGAACTATTGGCGTCAGTAGTTATGGAAAGGTCGCGGAAACTGCTGCTGACATGGCACAAGTGCTTGGGCAAGACGTAAACAGTGTCATGCTGCAGGTTGCAAAAGCACTTGAAGCCCCAGACGTTGGGCTGACCGCGTTGCAGCGTTCGGGCACTCGTTTTACCGCACAGCAAAAAGAGCAAGTCAAAGCGATGGTGAAAGCAAATGATGTTGCTGGCGCTCAGGCATTCATTCTTAAAGAGCTTAATAAGCAATATGGCGGCGCCGGAAAAGCTGCTGCCAAGGGGTTTGCTGGTGCGATGGATACGCTGGGCGAGGTTACGCGTGATGCGTTTGAAGCATTTGGTAAGTTGATTGCACCCGGAGTTATTGGCGGCATAAACTTAATAAGTAAAGGGATTGAAAAGCTAAGTAGTTTTTTTCAAGTGCTTGGCCAGCGAGTAGTGCCGTTGTTCCAAAGCGCATTACAGCCGGTCATAGAAACAATGCAAGGGATATTTAACGATATTCCTTTTGACAAGGTCGCCAATATTATCGGCAATCAAATTGTTAACCATTTTGTTGCACTTGGGAACGTTCTTAAATTTGTTTCTCCTTTAATTGTTGGCATAGTTAAAGCACTTGTTTTTAGCTTAAAAAACAGCCCGCTCGGCTTTATTGTTAACCAGGCTTATAGGCTGGCTGAAGCGATGGGCCTGACAAAGCCTTTGATTGAAGATTCTGCAAAAGCTAGCAATAAGTTAGGGCAGGGCTTTAATGATATACCTGGCAAAATTGACGCTGCTACCGAAGCAAAAAACCGGTTTATTGAAGCAACGAAAAGTGCTCTTGAGTTTTTAACCCAAGAAAAAACACAAATTAAAGCTCAACAAACCGCTTACGAAAACACTGTCAAGGTTACAAATGCTCGCCTAAACGCAGAAAAAGCAATCAATAGTATGCAGGGCCAGGGCCTTGAAATTGCATACGAGAAAGCCAATACAGCCGGTCAACGCTTGAAAATTGCTCAGGAAATTTTTAAGAACGAAATGGAAGGGGCAAAAATTGTTTACCAGCAAACCTTAAACAGCATTGAAGCAGAGCGGCAAAGGCTTGAGTTCCGCAAAGAGGCAGCAGTTATTGAAGGCCGAATGATCCAGGCCAAGGGTGAGCTTGCTGCAGCAGAAGCAAAAAGCGCAGAAAAGGCGGCTTTAATTCTAGAAAAAACAAAAGCAGCCGTTAACGTTCAAAGGCAGAACGTACAAATGCTTGAGAGCCAAATCCGTACGCAAGGCCAAATCGCCGTACATCAAAAACGAGCTGCTGAAGCACAACTTCAATCAGCACGCATGACAGCAGAGCAAAACTATAAGCAAAAACTGGTTAGCGATGAAATTAATATGAGTGATAAAAATGCAAGTAAACTTGTCGGCAGACTTGGCGAAAGTGCAACGAATGCAATTCTATTAAAAAATGAACTTTCCAATAGCAATACAAACACGCAAAACCTAGCGACAGGAACGGGACGAGTTGCAGAAAATGCACAGCAATCGTCGTTTATGTTTATCCAAGTCGCAAACAATGCTCAGTCTGCAGCCAATGCAATCAACTCTGCAGCAAGCGCTCAGGCTCGTTTGAATAGTTTGCGAAGATCCCAGCCTTCATCTAATTCAACAACAACAACAACAACAACAGAAGGTGCAGCGGCTGGTGCTTACTGGAAAGGTGGTTTCAAAGCGTTTGCTAAAGGTGGCATGGTTAAAGGCCCAACACTTGGCCTTATTGGGGAAGGCGGCGAGCCTGAATACATCATCCCGCAAAGCAAAGCGGCTGGGTTTGCTGCTAATTTCTTATCAGGCCAGCGTGGGGCTGGTGCTATTCCAGGCTTTGCGGATGGCGGCGTTGTTGCCCCGTCTTCTGCAAGCGTGAACATCCAAACAGGGCCTGTGACCCAAATGGATGGCAAAAATTTTGTTACAACACAAGAAATGTCAGCAGCCGTGCGGTCTGGCGTACAGCAGACATTAGACTTATTACAACGTGACGGTATAGTTCGTGCATCCTTGGGCTTGTAATGTCAACTAACTACGACATCATGTGCTTTCTTGAGTACTACACTGACCGCGCAAGTGTGTTTAGCGGTGGGAAAAGAACGCCTACAAGGCAGTGGCAAAACTTCTTTCAAGAAGGGCAAGTGCTAGGTAGTGTTGACACTGAATCGACTGCAACTTATTATAATTTAGCTTTTGACGTTGAAGGCTTTGGGTCAAACCTTGGTTCCCATATAAACGATCTCACAGTTACCATTGCGGCAACTGCCGATTTAATCGACGTTACTGACGCAGCAATGACAGCAGACAATCTTGTAATAGCAACTTTGTATATACAAACGGCAGGGGGCAATGTTTTTGATACATCAAGTGCTCAGCAAATTAGTCGTTACATTGGCAGTTTAGAAGAGGCAAGTATTTCGGATATTAAAATTAGTTGGAAAGTCAACCCTGCGATTGATAAGATGAAGCCACAAGCGCCAACCCGCAAAATCACATCAAACATGTTGAACAGAGCTAATCTCAGAGTGCCATGAAGGAAAGCATCTTTGGCGATCATTTTAAGGTTGTTTGCGCGGATGGTGTCACCCGTGAAGAATGCAGCCTTACCCTCCACGCTGGCGCATACGCTTACCTAGACAGTTCTGGCGAGTTGCTTGAAGGCGATCGTGCTGTAACGCAAACGCTAAGCGGGAGTTTTGCTGTAACCGCTATGGAATTAGCTGTTATCGTCAGTAAGTATGGCCCGCTGAATTGCTAATGGGAAGACAATCTAAGACGCAACGACAGTTTAAAATAAGGCCAGCAAGCTCAATTGAGCGGGCCGATGCAGCTGTTCAAAACAGTAAAAAACCAAAAAATAATAGGCAAGAAGGCAAAGCACAAAAAACAGGAACAGCAGGTGAAACTATTCCAATTGTTTTTGGGAAACGTGCAAGCAATGTTGGTGGTGTTTGGCT